GTGGTAATGTCACAATTTCTGCAATTAATGTTGTAAGTGATGGTTTGAGCATTGTAGTGAATCATAAGAATCACGGAATGTATTCAAATACAGATCTTGTATCTATTTCTGGAGCAATTTCTGATGTGAAACCAACAAAATTAACATCAGGATATACTTTTGATTCTACATCAGCAATTCTTGTTGATGATTCTTCTGCATTCTCAACTTTTGAAAATGTTGGTGTCGGAACAACAAATCCAGGATATCTTTTGATTGGAAATGAAATTATTTCTTATACATCAACTTCTTCTGGATCAATTGGTGGTCAAATTGTAAGAGGTTCAAATCCAATTAACTATTCAACTGGAACACCAGTTTATAAGTATGAGTTAAATGGAGTTTCTCTGAGAAGAATTAATAAAACTCATAATTTATCAGACGTAACTACAACAGATTCAATTACTTTTGATTCTTATACAATCAAATTGGATACATCATCAAATACAGGAACAGCAAGAAGTACTTCATCTGGATATCCAATTCTTTATTTGAATCAAACAAAATCAGCAGGAGGATATAACATAAAGGCATCTCAAAATATGCCCTTTGAAATCATTACTCCTATGGTGCAGAACGTTACTGTGACCGGAACTTCACTCAGTTCAGAAATAAGAACAATATCTGCATCCAGCATTAGTGGAAATGAAATTCCATTTATTGATACTGGATTTGATAGTATTACATTAAATCAAGTAAATTATCTTGATAGTCCAAGAATGATTGCATCAAAAGTGAATGAGACTCAATACCTTTCAACACTCCCTGGTAGTAAGTCAATGAATTTGAGAATGTTCTTAAACACAATTGATAGTAGATTGAGCCCAGTTATTGACACTCAAAGAGTAAGTGTAATATTAACTTCAAATCGAGTTAATAGTGTGATTACAAATTATGCCGAAGATTCAAGAGTTAATAGTATTTTTGATGATCCAACCGCATTCCAATATCTTTCAAAAGAAATTACTCTTGAAAATCCAGGAACATCGATTAAAATATTACTTAGTGCGTATAACAATCTTTATTCTGATATTCGTGCATTTTATACAATCAGTGAAAATCAAAACTTCAATCCAATATTTATTCCATTTCCTGGATACGAAAATCTTAATAGTAGAGGACAAATAATCAATATTCAAAATAATAATGGTCATCCAGATGCCTTTGTTCCATTAGTATCAAATACTGGATTTTCACAAAATGATGTCCCATTTGCTGAATATACATTTACTGCAGATCAATTACCAGCATTTAGATCGTATCGAATCAAAATAATTATGACTTCTACAAGTCAGGTATATGTTCCAAGATTGAAAGATTTAAGAGTAATTGCATTAGCATAGTATGAAATATGCAAAAGTTGAAGGACATTCTCACCTTTTACGTGATTCAAAGACAAATTCAATTATTAATACAAATATGGTAGAATATCAAGAATATTTAAATAGACGTAATGTAAAAGTAGATGAGAATCAAAAAATACAACATCTAGAATCCGATGTTGCTAATATAAAAGATGATCTCAATGAAATAAAATCTTTATTAAGGAGTTTAGTCAATGAATCCCGATGAAATTAAACTTGAAAATTTAAGTAAAAATTTTGAATACTTTAAAATAAGCACAGAAATAGATAGTATTAGTGATATTGAAACTGCAAAAGATTTTGCAAAATGTTATTGTAAATTATATTTGAAGCAGCAAGAGGTTCTTTCATCTTTAGGTTCTATCAAATAATAACTGTAGATATAAAGACATTGCTATAAATATTTAAAAAGAGCAAAAAATAAATGGCACAACCATCATCAAGACAAGGTTTAATAGATTACTGCAAAAGAAAACTTGGAGCACCAGTTCTAGAAATTAACGTTGCAGACGAACAAATTGATGATTTGGTTGATGATGCCCTTCAATTTTTTAATGAAAGGCATTTTGACGGAGTAACTCAAATATATTTAAAGTATCAAATTACTCAGGGAGATATTGATCGTGGTAGGGCTCCTGCAGGAAATAGCACAACTGCAGGAATAGTTACTACGACAGCATCTGCAACTATAGTTGGAACCGCAACAACTTTTACATATCGAGAAAATAGTAATTATTTACAAATACCTTCATCAATTATTGGAATTAATAAAATTTTTAAATTTGATGGATCCAATACTGCTACAAATAATATGTTCAGTGTAAAATATCAATTATTTTTAAATGATATTTACTACTGGGGTTCAACTGAACTTTTATCATATGCAATGGTAAAAACTTATTTGGAAGATATTGATTTTCTTCTCAATACAGAAAAACAAATCAGATTCAATCAGAGAATGGATAGATTATATTTAGATATTGACTGGGCAAGTGTAAATGTTGGAGATTATTTAGTAATTGATTGTTGGAGACTTCTTGATCCAAATGATTTTTCAAGAGTCTGGAATGATTCATTCTTAAAACCATATTTAACATCACTTATCAAACGTCAATGGGGACAAAATTTAATCAAATTTCAAGGTCTCAAACTTCCCGGTGGTGTTGAATTGAATGGTAGACAAATTTATGACGATGCTCAAAAAGAAATTGATGCAATTATGGAAAAAATGTCAAATACTTATGAGTTGCCTCCTCTCGATATGATAGGATAATCAGATGCTCAATCCATTTTTTCTACAGGGGTCTGCAAGTGAAAAGAATTTAATGCAAGATTTGATTAATGAATCAATTCAAATTTATGGTGTTGAGGTTCATTATTTGCCCAGAAAATATATTACAGAAAAAACAGTCTTAAGAGAAGTTATTGAATCAGTTTTTGATAATGCATATCCAATAGAAGCATACATTAGTAGTTATGATGGATATGGAGATAATCCTACAATACTTTCCAAATTTGGAATTCAAAATTTAAATGAATTGACTTTAGAAATTTCCAGAGAAAGATTTGAAACTTATATTTCACCACTAATAAAAAATTTGAGCAATATTAAATTATCAAATAGACCTAAAGAAGGAGATTTGATATATTTCCCTCTCGGAGATCGTTTATTTGAAATCAAATATGTAGAGCACGAAAAACCATTTTATCAATTACAAGGTAATTACACATATCAATTAACTTGTGAACTCTTTCAATATGAGGATGAGGTTATTGATACTGGAGTTGGTGAAATTGATGATACTATCGGAGGATCTGATGATAATGATCCAGATAATTCTTTCGTTCCTATTGGCCCAATTCAAACATTAACTCTTGTTGGAACTGGAGTAACTGCGACTGCAATAACAAATGTAGTGTCAGGAGGAATTCGATTCTTTACTGTTACAAATAGGGGAGGTGGTTATTCAAGTGCTCCTAGAGTTGCAATATCATCTGCACCATCAGGAGGACTAACTGGTATTGGGTCTGCAACAATGATTGGAGGAATTGTTGTATGTACTGATAATACAAATCCAAATTTAAAATCCGTTCAGTCTGTTGAGGTTATTAACTCTGGTTTTGGTTATACAGTAGCACCAAAAGTTGCATTTTTTGGAGATGGTGCAGGAGCAGCAGCAACTTGTACGATTGGTAGTGGTGTAGTTGGCATTATTACCATTACAAGTGGTGGTTCTGGATATGTGGACACACCCACGATTACATTTACTGGTATTTCAACCGTCTCTGCTGCTGCAACTGCCGTAGTAAGTTCTGCAGGAACGATTACTCAAATTCGCATCATAAATGCAGGATTGGGATACACACAATCTCCCACCATTACGATTGGAAATCCATCATTGACCTCTACTGGAAACTTTATTTTTAATGAGGTTGTTGTTGGGTCTGCAAGTTCAACTACAGCACGAGTCAAATCTTGGAATTCTATAACAAATATACTTGAAGTATCAAATGTTACTGGTGAATTTGAAGTTGGGGAAAATGTTGTAGGTGCTGCCTCAAGTGCTTCTCACGAACTCCGTCTAATCAATACTTACCCACCAGATAATGGTTACTCTGCAAATGAAGAAATAGAGAATGAAGCAGATCAAATTATAGATTTTAGTGAAAGAAATCCGTTTGGTATTCCATAAATTATCAGATGGTTAAATAGTACTATATGTTACTTATCACATGTTTGAGTATTTTTACCACCAAATCTTAAGAAAAACTGTTATTGCATTTGGTTCTCTCTTTAATGATATTACAATTAAACACACAAATTCTGCAAATGAAGTTGTAAGTGTTATAAAAGTTCCTC